GAGTTTGAGGTTCAAGTAGATAGTGTTGCAAAAGCAGTTAGCTTTTTAATACATAACTTTGAAGGAATTGAAAAACACATGAGCCTTCAAAATTATCATGTAAGCGTAGGTGATTATGATATTGATAAAGATGAAATTGATTATCCTGTTGGAGGGCAAGATATACATTTTGTACCAGCTATATCAGGAGCAGGATCAGGAGCTAGAAAATTTATTATAGGAGCAGTATTAATTGGATTTGCTGTTGCATCAGGAGGAACAGGATTAAGTTTGGGTGCTGGAGGTGTTTTCGGCTTTACTGGAGGTAGTTTGGCTGCCATCGGAGGAAATTTAGGTCTTGCATTAGTGTTATCAGGTGTAAATGATATGTTATTTTCATCGGAAGAACCTACTGATGAAGAAGATCCTAGAATATCTTTTAGTTTTTCTGGAGTGCAAAATACATCACGAGCAGGAACAAGTCATCCCATAGTCTACGGTGAAATAATAACTGGATCGGTTCTTATTTCAGCAGGAATTGACACTAATCAGGTATCAGCATGACAGATAAAATTATTAGAGGTGCTTTTTTTGGTTTATTTAAACCACCAAAGCCACCCAAACCTTTTAAGGCTCCAGATACTTTAAATAGTAAACAGTTTGCAACTTTACAAGATCTTATATCAGAAGGAGAAATTGAAGGTTTTGCTACACCATCTAAATTAGGGCTTACCAAAGGTAATTCAGTTTATAATAATGCAGCTTTAAAAGATGTTTTTTTAAATAACACTCCTGTATTAAATAAAAATGCCAGTAATCTTAACCCACAACCAGCAGATTTTAATTTTCAAGATGTAGAATTTACACCTCGTTTTGGAACAGCAAACCAAACTCACATACCAGGTATAGAAGGTAGTGAATCTGTATCTAATGTCGGAGTAAAAGTTACTAATTCTGCTTCTGTTACTCGTCAGATAACAAATACAGCAGTAGACGCAGCAAAAATTGTAGTTACTTTCCCTTCTCTACAAAGATTTAATGATGAAGGAGATATTTATGGTACTTCTGTTAATTTAAAAATTCAAGTGCAGTATAACGGTGGTGGTTTTGCTGACGTTATAGACGACACGGTTACAGGTAGAAGTGCAGATGCTTACCAAAAACAATATAGAGTTTCTTTTACAGGTGCTTTTCCTATTGATGTTAGAGTTGTAAGAGTAACTGGTGATAGTTCTTCAAGCCAGCTACAAAACGATTTAATTTTTACAAGTATTACTGAAGTTGTTGATGATAAACAAACTTATCCAAATAGTGCTTATACAAATTTACGAATAGACTCTGAACAATTTAGTGCTATACCTGACAGGTCATATCGTATTCGTGGAGTAAAAGTAAGAATCCCAGGAGCAGGTGCATCTAACTCTGGCACTCCTACTGTTGACTTACAGACAGGAAGAATAGTTTATCCAAGTGGATACATATTTAATGGAACGATGGGTTCAGCCCAATGGTGTTCATGCCCTGCTTTAATTCTGCTTGATCTTCTGACTACTGAAAGATATGGATTTGGTACACATATCAAAGACTCTAATCTTGATTTGTTTAGTTTTATTGCAGCTAGTAAATATGCAAATGAATTAGTAGATGACGGATTTGGTGGTCAAGAAGCAAGATTTAGTTGCAATGTAAATATTCAAGGGTCTTCAGACGCATTTAAGTTAATAAATGAGTTAGCTGGAGTGATGAGATGTTTTCCTATCTGGTCTGAGGGTTCTGTTTTTATATCTCAGGATAGACCAACCGATCCAACATATTTATTTAGTTTGGCAAATGTAGGTGAAGGTGGTTTTAGTTATTCAGGTAGTAGCTTGAAACAGAGAAATACAGTAATAAATGTCAGTTATTTTAATATGGATAGTAGAGAAATAGATTACGAAGTTGTAGAAGATACTACTGCACAAGCTAAATTAGGCATAATAAAAAAGGACATAAAAGCTTTTGCTTGTACTTCTCGTGGACAAGCTCAAAGACTTGGAAAAGCAATACTCTTCAGCCAGCAAAATGAGTCTGAAATAGTTACATTTACAACGTCAATAGATTCTGGAGCGATTGTAAGACCTGGATCTGTAATTTCTATCAATGATCCAGTTAGAGGAGGAGAGCGTAGAAGTGGTCGAATAAAGTCTGCTACAACTACAACTATTACTGTAGATAATATTGTTGACTTAAATACTTTTACTGGCACTAATAAAAAATGTAGTGTAATAATGCCAAATGGATCAGTAGAAACAAAGAACATTACAGGTATTATCAACAACGTCATAACTTTAGATTCTGCTTTATCTACGACACCAAATGTTAATAGCATCTGGCTTATTCAAAGTTCTACACTAGAGGCTCAAACTTTTAGAGTAATAACTGTTGAAGAACAAGATGGTATTAATTTTACGATTACAGCACTTACTTATATTGATGGAAAATACGCAAATATTGAGCAAGGTATTAGTTTACCTGCAAGAAATATTTCATTGTTAAATCAGTTAAAAGAACCACCAGCAAACTTACAGGCATCAGAGAGAATTGTTGTTATAAATGCTTTAGCTGTTGCAAAACTAATATTGTCTTGGGTTTCGGTTACAGGTGTCAGTCAATATCTTGTTCAATATAGATTTAACAGTACTAACTGGGTAAGTGAAATTGTATTTAGACCTGATTTTGAGATATTAAATACCGAAGCTGGAACTTATGAATTTAGAGTTTTTTCTTACAATTCAGGATTAAAACTTTCAGCAACTTCTACTGATCTTACTTTTAATGCTGTAGGTAAAACAGATCCACCTGGTAATGTACAAAACTTATCTATGGAACCGATTACTAATAAATTAGTAAGGTTGAGATGGACTCAAGCTGTTGATCCAGATGTTCTTCATGGAGGACGAGTTTATGTAAGGCACAGTAATCTGACGGATGGAAGCGGTACGTTCCAAAATTCTGTTGACCTTGTTACTGCTCTTGCTGGTAATACTACAGATGTGGTTTTACCGAGTTTAGAAGGAGAGTATATTTTAAAATTTCAGGACGATCAAGGTAATTTTAGCGTTGGAGAAACTTCTATTATTCAAGACTTACCTGATTTAGTTGATACTCAAGTTATTCTGCAAGACAGGGAAGATTTAGATAACCCTGCATTTCAAGGTACAAAAACTAATACAACATTTAGTAATACTGCTAGTGCATTACAGCTTACTGATCCTTCAGTTGTAAAGACAGGAACTTATATTCAGAACAATGGTAATGTTGGAGTAGCTGGTACGGTCATAACAATTACTAGCACATCTCATGGTATAGCTGTAGGTGAAAGATTAAAATTTAACTTTACTGGAGGCCAAGCTATAACTAATGAATATACTGTTATTTCTGTTCCCAACGCAAATACTTTGACAATTACATCTCCTAACAGTGTTGTTACGAATGGAAATGTATCTATAGATAGAGGTTTAAAAGGACAATATGATTTTAAAGATATTTTAGATTTAGGTGCTGTATTTTCTCTTGATTTAAAAAGAGTAATTCGTTCTGTTGGTTTTGTCACAGGAACAGATATAGAAACTTTAATACCGAGTGGATCGTTTTGGGATAATTATGCTCTTAATGGTAATTTTGATGGGCAAGCAGCAGATGAAGCTAACTGTCAGATACAAGTAGCAACATCACAAACAGCATCAGGATCTTTTGGGGCGTTTAATAACTTTGCTAATGGTACATTTAAAGGTCGTAGATTTAAGTTTAAACTTTTACTTGAAACAACTAATACAGCACAAAATATGAACGTGCAGCAAGCAGGTTATACAGCAGAGTTTCAATCTAGAACAGAACAAAATTATCAAATAGGAAGCGGAACATCTACTGCACCGCAGCAATCTGGAACATCCGCATCTGGTAAGACAATAACATTTGGATCACCATTTTTTGTCGGAACTTCTGGTTTGGGAGGAGCAAATGCTTTTCTTCCTTCTATTGGAATTACAATACAAAACGCTCAATCAGGTGATTTCTTTACTATTACAAATGTTTCTAGTTCAGGATTCACAGTAACAATTAAGAATGGTACAAGTTTTGTAGATAGATCTTTCACATTTTCGGCTGTAGGATATGGTAAAGGGGTGTAATATGGAGAAAAGTATTCTGTAAATGAGCCAAGTATCAGATTACAATATAGCTAATGCGTCAGGAGCTTCTGTAAGAAGTGACCTTAATGCTGTTTTTGATGCAATAAAAACTCTTAATAGTGGTGGTACAGATCCGACAAACCCAGAAGCTTTTATGCCTTATGTTGATACTGGTGATAACAATAATTTAAAACTTAGAAATGCTTCAAATAACGGATTTACAACTGTTGGTTCTGTTAATGAAACAAATTTAGGTTTATTGCCTAGATCAGGTGGTACTATGACAGGCCAGATTTTAGGTGATGATGGATCGGTTGCTGGTTCTCCAGCATTTTCATTTAATGGAGATGCAGATACAGGGATGTTCCAATCTGGAGCTAACAATATAGGTTTTTCAACTGCTGGAGTTGAAAGAGTTGTTATAGACAGCACTAGCTTATCAGTAAGAAATCAAGGAAGAATTACATTTAGAGAGTTAGCTTCAAATGGAAGCAGTTTTGTAGGTTTAAAATCACCTGCTGCTTTATCTGGTAATGTAGAGTTGACTTTACCCCCGACTATTGTTGATGGAGGTTTTCTTCAGACAGATAATTCTGGAAATTTAAGTTTTCAAATTGTAGCTGGTGTTCCTACTGGTGCTGTTTTTTGTGTAGCAGTAGCAACGATTCCAAGTGGTTATTTAGAGTGTAACGGCACAGCAGTCAGCAGATCTACTTTTGCAGCTTTATTTGCATTAATTGGAACGCAATACGGAACAGGAAATGGTAGCACTACTTTTAATTTACCTGATTTGAGGGGTGAGTTTGTTAGAGGTTTTGATAATGGTAGAGGGGTTGATTCGGGAAGAAGTATTGCTAGTAATCAGACAGCACAAAACCAATCTCACAGTCACGGTGCTAACGCAAATGCAACCTCAAATGTAAACGATCCAGGTCACAAACATAACGCTAGAGGTTATGGAAACCAAGACGATGGAGGTAATCAATTTACTGGTAGTAATAACTCTGCAACTAGAGATAATGCTATTAATAATGCCAATACTGGTATTTCTGTTTCTACTAATGTGTCAGTAAGCGTAGCAAGTGAAGGAGGCGAGTCCAGACCACGTAACGTAGCTATGATGTACATTATTAAAGTTTAACTATGGCAATAGCACCTGGAACATATAATATGACTGTTCAAAGAAGATCAGATCATAGTATTCAACTTGTATTCAAAGATAGTACCAATGCTGCAATAAACTTAACTGGTTTTACTGTGGCTGCACAAGTTTGGGAAGAAACACGCACCACGAAATTTGCTGATTTTACTGTGGTTTATACAAACAGAACAGCAGGAACAGTTGATATTTCTTTGACAGATACTCAGACTGCTACATTTAGTCCAAATGTTTTAAAATATGATGTTGCTCTTACGAATGGAAGTGGTTTGAAAGAATATTATTTAGAAGGTACTATATTTGTATCAGAAGGTTATACAGCATGACTTCAGTAAACATTACAACTACTAAAAATACTGTAACAGTAAATGAAGGTGACACTACCGTTGTCACTGTTGCAACTCAAGGCCCACAAGGACCTGCGGTAGCTGGTGTCAATTTTGATATATCTGGCAAGGTTGACGATGCAGTTCTGTACTATCACGCTGCTTCTGATACCATAAAAGC